TTGGGTTGCGGTGTTGTTATTGACGGTGGTAAGACTGCTTTATTCATTCCTATGGACTTAGGAAGTAAAATAATTCATACAAGTACACTCTAGTAGAATAAACTTTTTTTACATTTTTATTAATTTTTTTTTGGTGATTTGAATTTATTTACTAACTTTGCTGAAGTTATTAATTAAAACAAAACTATTATGTCACAAGAATTAAAAGTAGAAATGGTAAAAAAAGGCGATGTACTTTTTTATCTAGAAAGTAAAATATCATTATTTGAAACTTTATTATCTAACGATGAGAAGTCACAGGTTGACTTTATGGACAACAACATTCTAAAAGAATGGTATGACGGAAGAATATGTGCAAGAGTATCAGCACTAAGCAGCTTAAAAGAATTAAGAACACTAATCAATAATCTTAAATAAATATTATTATGTCAGAAATTAAAACAGAAACTAAGAAAGAAACTTTACGCAGACTATTCACAGAGAATGGTCTAGTACAAGAAGATGTGTATAAGGATAAGCGAGGGTTTGTTATTATCACACGAACAGGAATTGATAAAATTATTAGTAACAGAGGAATCAAAGTTTCCTATGAGCCAATTATAATGGAAAGAGATTGGGTTGTGCTTAGATGTGTTGCAGAGATGTCAGAGAATCAAAGCAGAGTAGAATCTTTTGGAGAATGTTCTAGTGAAAACACTATGGGTCTTGCCGGTAAGTTTCCTGTTGCTATGGCGGAGAAACGTGCCAAATCAAGAGCAGTATTAATGCTTACAGGATTTTATGAGCAGGGTGTGTATGGTCAAGATGAAATGGCTGATTAATGGATTGGATAGATGAAATACTTGCTAGTGAACCTATCAGTAACACACAGATAGCGGTTATTGAAGGTTTGCTAACAAGCGTTCCCTATGAACAAGAAGATATTAGAGATATAGAAAACGGTATTTTACATTTAACATACGAAGAAGCATACGAGTTAATACGTAAGCTAAGAGAAGATTACATACCAAAAGACCCTAGAGAACAATTTAATAAAATCACAAAGAGATGGCAATAAGAAAACACGCAATGACTAAAGAGGGTGCGATAGTCGCAATAACTAGAAGTCAAGTAGGAAAGATTGATTCTACTAAAGTGCCAAAAGGATTAAGTAAAACATTTATAGACCTATATATGCAACAAAGCGATGATAAAATCAAGGAAACATATTTGGCTGAATTTGAAATTGAATTAGAAATAGTAAAAGAAAGATAACAATGAAAAAGATAGCAAAAAACGAGTTTGAAAAATTCGTAAGAATAACAGGAATGACTAAACGTAGATTTAGTGAAGTGACAGGATTAAAAGGTACTAGCGTAACTAAATACCTAGAGAACCCCACAATGCTAAGGCTTAGGCACTTACAACTATTAGCTGATGCCGATGAGTTTAAACAACAAGAGGTTGGTGATGTTGAACTTTTAAATATGATAAACTATGTTAAATAGTATTGAGAGAAGGGAAGCGTTAAAGAAGGCGGTATGCTCGATTTATAGTGTGAATGAGAATGAATTATTTAGCCTAAGCAGAAAGAGAGAAATCATAAGTGCAAGGCGAATGGTGTTGTATTTTCTTCGCAAACATTATGGCGAAACATATATGAGCATAGCTAAAACATTTAGTATGAATCACGCCACAGTAATACATCACATAACACAAATGAAAAACTTTTTGGAGTTTGATAAGATTGAAGTTATAAACTACATCAAGGTTAGAGATTATGTGTTTGAGCAAAATAGTGAAGTAACACTATCAGAGGAACTTGACCTCTTAAAAAAAGAGAAGTCTTTATTAGACGATAGATTAGAACAAATAGAAAATGAATTAAAATTATTAGACAATGGAAATTAATGGAACGTTAGAAGCAATCTTTGATACAAAAGAATTTAAAAGTGGCTTCAAAAAAAGAGAATTTGTAGTTAATACAGGTGGCGATTATCCTCAATGGATTAAGATGGAAGTGGTAAAAGACAATATTGATAAGCTAGGAACTATCAAGGTTGGAACTGAAGTCACTTGTAAGATAGACATCAGAGGTCGCCTGTATGAAGGTAACTACTACAATAACATATTAGCTTGGGCAATCAATGTCGGTGGTGCAAAGAAAGAGAAACCTGCTGAAACTGCCAACGATTCAGACTTACCCTTTTAACTTAAGAGAACTGATAAGAAGATTTGATTGTGAGATTGAGGGGTAACTCCCTCATCTCTTTTTATATATAAATAAAAAAAATTAAAAAAAGTTTGTTATTAATTAAAAAAGTTTACTTATCTTTGATTCGTTAAACAATTAAACTAAAACACTATGGCAAAAAGAATGACAGATACAGACAAATGGAAAAAAAGATTTGTTAGAGAATTATCACCACAACACAAGTTACTATGGTTCTATATACTAGATGACTGCAATCACGCAGGAATATGGGAGGTTGACTTAGAGGTAGCTTCTATTAGAGTAGGTTTTGATTTATCACACGATAACCTACCATCATCATTTGGTCAAAAGGTAATATCTTTTGACGATGGAGATAAATGGTTTATTCCTGATTTTATTGACTTTCAATATGGCGAACTAAATCCAAATTCAAATGTTCACAAATCAGTAATACAGCTATTAGAAAGATATAATCTTGAAGGGTATGTAAAGGGTTCACAAACCCTAACTGATACCGCACAAGATAAAGATAAAGTTAAAGATAAAGTCAAAGTTAAAAGGTTTGTAAAGCCAACAGTTTATGATATTGAGGAATATTGTATTGGAAGAAACAACTCTGTTGATTCACAAAAGTTTTACGATTACTATTCTTCTAATGGTTGGAGGGTTGGTAAAAATCCAATGAAAGATTGGAAGGCTTGTGTAAGAACTTGGGAAAAGAATACATCCCAACAACAAAAAGTATCACAACCAAAACAAGTATTAACCGCTTGGGAACAAGCTAGAACACAAATTAACAATGGATAATAATAGAAGAAAAGCAAGTGAGTACACTAAAAAGTTTATCAAGGAAATGGAAAACAATCCTACTCTTAAGCATAGAAAGATAAATAAATACAATATGCATTATATGGTAACAGGGTTTGTTTGCCACGATAAAGCTGATATGAGAAGAATGGCAACTAGAGATAATATTGTAATGTAATGGATAAGACAAAACAAATATGGTATAGGTTTACCAACGATAGAGAGCAATTAAATATTGATTGTGTAGATGTATTGAGCAAGTGTTATCTTATGTTGGGTCAGAAGCCGGATACAGAACAAATTGTAATGATGTCGAAACTGCTAGTAGATGACCTGTCAAGATTCTATGGATCAATGGAGATGGCTGAGGTAATGTTTGCATTTGAGCAGGGTGTAAGGCACTCTGATAGTGGCGGCTTTGTCAATGTCCGTAATTGGAATATTTGGTTAAAAGAATATAAAGCTAAGGCAAACCTTAAAAGACAACAACGTCAACTAACTGATTATCAGAGAGATAGAGATAATCAGAATATGATAGGCGAAACTATTAACAAAGCAAAACGACTAAAATGACAACTATAATTATTACATTCTTGCTTATTTCTATTTTATATCTTATATTCGCAATCAAAGATTTAAAAGATGATGTTAGTGATATTGAGTTTCGAATGGATATTCTTAAAGAGATATGTGCTGACTATGAGAAAAGAATCAAAGAACTAGAGAATGTCAGACAAACAGAGGTTAACAGAAGAAAGGGTGCAGATAAGTATAGTAGAATATTTGAAACTGCAATATCCAAATGTTCTGTTTACTGCAACAATGGGTGGTCAGTTTCAAAAGCACTATTCACAAAGGCTCAAAGCAAAGCGTACAGGATATTTGAAAGGGGTGTCAGACCTGCTTATATTCGAGCCAAACGAAACCTACATGGGTTTGTTTATAGAGTTAAAGAAAGACAAGAAGTCATATCCATCAAAGGAGCAAAAGTTATTCATTCAGAACGCTTTAAATAGGGGTTACTACGCAATATGTTGCAAAGGATTCGATCATTGCAGGGAAATAATAGATAAATACTTTAATAATGAAATCTAAATATTACTACGAATACACAAGGAATATGGATACTACACAAGCAAATGCTGAAGAACTGAAAAGAGTAAATGAGAAACTATTTAAAAATGATGCCCTTGAAACTGCTAAGGAAAGAAACATACCGAACTACTACATCGGTAGGCACTACAATTACGAAGCAAGGAAAGTATGCGAGGATTGGGATTTGTCCTACAATGTTGGAACTGCCACTACTTACCTCTTGCGATGCGGTAAAAAAGAGGAGCAGGGTATGTCTAGCAAGGAAAAGCATATTGATGATTTGAAGAAAGCTATTAATCACCTCAAGTTTGAGATAGAAAAATTAGAAAACGAACTATGATTGAAAGAATAACAGACAAGCATATTCAAGTACAGGCACTACAACACCTGTTAATAAATTATGAGAATAAAAGGGATAGATATATTGATGATGGTAGAGATGATATAGTAGAAACCCTTAATTCATATATTGCAAAAATAAGAAGGACAATGATAAAGGTATTGCAAGAATCTGAAAATACCGAACAATCAGCTATAAAATTTTACTAAATGAGCATTAATATATACGATAGGAAAGACATGCGAGGTGGAGGATATGCTAAACGCAAATTCACTTTGGAGGAAGCTGAAGCAATACGCAATGAATATGATGCAGGTGGAATTAGTCAGACTAAATTAGCCGACAAATATGGTGTATCTCAGCCTATAATCAATATGATTTTACGAGGGAAAACCTATATAAAGTAAAATAAATTAAATTATTTTGTTGTTTATTAAAAAAATTAGTTTATCTTTGTACAGAATTTAAAACTAAAACATTATGAATACAAAAGAAAACAATAAACTAATAGCAGAATTTATGCAGTATGATAATAAGAGTGTTGGTTTATATGATTATGGTCATACACCTAATAATGAAATTTTAAAGTATCACACCTCTTGGGATTGGCTTATGCCTGTGATTGATATGTACATTGATAAACTTAAATACCACGAGTCTTGGGATAAGTGTTATCAAGAACATATGAGTAAGCATATTTCCGATGCAGTTATGACTTGCAACATAGATGAAGCATACAAAGTAGTAGTAGAATTTATTAAAGAATATAACAATAATTAAAAAAAAAGTATTATATTTGTAAATAATTTAAAACTAAAACATTATGAAAGCAAAAGAAATTAAAGATTACTTAGTAAAGAATTACGGAGAGTGCAGACACGATGAGAATAAATTTGAGGTGGCACTAAAGAATACTGCAATAGCATTTGAACTTAATGAACACGATTTATTTCATTATATTGTAGAACGTAAAAACTACATTGGAGGTGCAGTGTCATATGGATTTGATACCCCTTATGGTAGGGATATAAGAAGGGTATTTGAGGGGGAGTATTATGGGGGATACTAGGGGGAAGTGCTTTGAAGCACTATTGATAAACAAACTAAACGATAACGAATTTAATTACATTATTATGATTACTAAAAAAGAAGCAAAGCACTTACTAAACAAGATGAGAAAAGATAACAGAATGTTCTCACTAGAATTTATTAAGAAAGATGGAACTAAAAGAGTTATGTTGGCTAGGTTCAATGTAACAAAGGGTCTTACCGGAAAGGGTCAAAGATACAATCCTGCTGACTACGATTTAATTAATGTATATGATATGAATAAAAGTGCATACAGAAGTGTGCCATTGAACAGATTACTTTGGCTTAGAACCAAAGGTAAAAGATATTATGTAAGCGCATAATACTTGTTTTTTTGAATTTTGTTTTGGAATGGGAGGTAGTATTGAAACTGCTTCCCATTTTTTTTACCTGTTGAAACTGCCATTGACATCAGTGAAACTGCCCTGAAACTGCCCTGAAACTGCCTTGAAACTGCCATTAGTCTGCCGTTTTTTTTTTGACACTACCTCCTAAATTACCGGCTCAATTATTTAGAATGATTATAAATTATAAAAAAATATAACTTTTTTATTTTTGTATTAAAAAATTTGTATATTTGTCGAAACAAAATAATTAATTTAAACTAAACAAAATGAATTACGAAACTAAAAAAATGTTAATCACTGAAAAACTAAACAACATTAAAAAAGAATCATTTATATTAATAAAAAATGACGCATACAATACAAAATTAAAATTTAGTTATGATAATTACACAAAAGGTGTTGAGTTAAATATAACGTCAGACAACTTAGAATTTACAGAAACATACAAACTAACAAAAGACAACATAAAAAGAATTGCAAAAGCATATCAAAGTCAATCATATATTTTA